ACCGCGGCTCGTCGCTCACTCGAGCACCTCGTGCATGTAGACCTCGACGCCAGGCTCGGTCGAATAGGCCTTGCTGACCGTCAGCCTGGCGACCTGCTTGTCGTCGACGTAGGCGATGCCGTTGCAAGCGTCCAGGATGGCCTTGGCGACGTTGTCGAGATCCGGCTTGCCCGGCACCGCCTCGCCGTTCAATGCGGCCACCTGACGCTTCACAGTCCAGCTGACAGGCACGCCGACCCGGATGTTGATCCGCACCGCCATCGGGTGCTCTGACGGCTGCCAGGTGCCCATCGCTGACCTGCAGGCCTCGCCCACCAGGCGCTCCCAGGCCACGGTCTTTGCCGGCGTGTACATCCGCGGCCGCCCGCCGATCGTGCTCACTCGAGGCCGGCCCTTGCCGACAGCCTGGCCCTCGACCGTGAAGTAGACCGCCAGGCTCATAGCGGCAGCCTGATGACGTGGCAGGAGTGATGCAGGGAGCTCTCGCGCCGCTCGCCATCGCGCAGCACTACATGCCGGGTGCCGCTGGGCGTGAAAGGCTCCCGCCGCACGAACGTGAAGACCTCCCGCGTGCGCTTCAGGATGAACCGGTCACCCGGCTGCAGGTTGCGCACCCGCTTGCTGGCAACCAGGCCGCTCACCGCCTGCCGCCCAGCATCCGGTCGATGCGATCTCGCACGTCGCTGTAGCGCGGCTGCAGGTGCTCCCGGATCAGCGCGTCGATCAGACTGGCCTTGCTGCGCCGCTGGTCTGTCGCTGCTCTGTCGAGTAGCTCATAGGTGGCCGGCCGCAGCCGCACCAGGAAAGCCTTGTTCTGTTCGCTCATGTTCCCCTCATCTGGAATCGCAACGATACCAGTGACTTGGGAACTGGACTAGCCTGAAGTCAAGGACTTGCGTTAGGGTTTCCCCTAGTTTCTCAGTACCGTTTGGGTTGTTGACAGGCCAAAAAGACCGGCGTAGAGTTCCGGTCATGCGCTACCGCAACGGTATCGCTCAACCACCGAGAAACAGGAGTTGAACCATGAACAGCATCAAGACCGTCAAGATCTCCCGCTACTCATCAGTGATGCTCGCGAAGCACGCGATGTCCACTGAGCACCTCAGTGACGATGAGTGCGTCCGTGCGGTGACCGCGTTCAGCAGCGTCGCCGACATGATGGACACGCAAGCGCACTACAGCATCAAGTTCAACATCAGCCGCTCGATCACGCCGTCAGGCGCAGCGGTTATGTGCCGCGTGGCCGACATCTTCAACCGGCAGGCTGAAGCCGCTGGCCAGGCCCGTCGTGCGGTGTTCTTCTGATCATGCGCACCGCTGCCTTCATCGCCCTGGCGGCCGGCTTCGGTGCCGCCGCCGCAACCGGCTCACCCTGGGTGTTGCTGCCCGTTCTGCTGCTCGCCCCGTTCGTCATTCGTTGATCCCAGAAAGAGGACGCCATGACCAAGTTCGTTGCTTACTTCCGCGTGTCCACCGAGCGCCAGGGCCAGTCCGGCCTTGGCCTCGAGGCCCAGCAAGCAGCTGTGAAACAATACGCCGACTCAATCATTCACAGTTTCACTGAGATCGAGTCAGGCAAACACGATGACCGGCCCCAGCTGCAGGCCGCTATCGCAATGTGCAAGCGCAGTGGCGCTGCCCTGCTGATCGCTAAGATCGACCGCCTCTCACGCCAGGCTGCGTTCCTGCTGACGCTCCGCGACTCTGGTGTACAGATTGTGGCCGCCGACATGCCGCACGCCGGCACCCTCGAGTTCGGCATCCGCGCCGTCGTCGCCCAGCATGAGCGCGAGGAGATCAGCCGCCGCACCAAGGCCGCCCTGCAGGCCGCCAAGGCCCGCGGCGTGCGCCTGGGCTGCCCTACCCCCAGCATCGGCAGCGCAATCGGCGTGGCGGCCATCCAGGCCCGCGCTGACGCCTTTGCCGAGCGCCTGGCACCGGTCATCGCCGACATCAAGCGAGCCGGCTGCAGCACCCTGCGCGAGATTGCCGCCGCACTGCAAGCCCGCGGTGTAGCGACTCCCCGTGGCGGCACCACCTGGTCGCCGTCTCAAGTGTCCAACCTGCTTGCCAAACTGGAGACCGTCCATGCGTGAATCAACACCGCTGTCGAAGGTGCCGATCGGCACCCGCTGGGAGCCCCGCCCTCGCTCATCGATCACCGATGAGGAACTCTTCATCCAGGCCCACCTGCTCGCCAAACCTGCCCGCAACGGCGGCCGGATCGCCTGGGCGATTGCTTGGGTCACGGCCATTGCTGCGTACCTGGTCTTTGCGTTCACGCTGTAGGAGGCCGCCATGCAACAGACCACCACCGGGCGCGAGCTCCGCGAGCAACAGCTTGCGCTCTTCAGTGTCTCGCACGCTGATCTGTTGGAACGCTGCCGGCAACAAGCCGTAACGATCGCCCGCAAGCGAGGGATCGTCAGCATCAACGACATCCGGGCCAGCATCGATCTGCCGCCCGGCATCCACCCGTCAGTCCTGGGAGCGGTGTTCCGCTGCTCCCTGTTCCGCGCCATCGGCTACACCGAGGCGCTTCACCCCGCGGCTCACGCTCGAGTGATCCGCGTCTACGCCCTGAAGGAGACCTCCGATGGTCAGTAAAGTCACTCCGAATACGATGATGTCAGCCAGCCGGCTGCCGGCACTCATGGGTCTGTCGAAGTATCGCAGCCCCAACGATGAGCTCACCGCCACGATCAGCGCCTTGCGCGGCGAAGACTGGCCCGACATCGGCAACGAAGCGATGGCCTGGGGCAACCAGCTGGAGCCCATCATCCTGCGCGAGGCTGCCCGCCGGCTCGAGCTCACCGACCTGATCACCGAGCACCCGGAGCCGTTCTTCCACCGCGACTTCCCGCTGGCCTGCAGCCTGGACGGCAGCGCCGATGGCCGCGGCCAGGTGCTGCACACTGACCCCGATGCCGGGATCTACGTCGTCGGCCAGGACAGCATCCAGCTTGACGGCCTGGGCGTGCTCGAGGCCAAGCTCACCAGCCAGCCCGCGGAAGACATGCCGCCGCTCTGGCGCGGGCCCATCCAGTTGCAGGCGCAGATGGCCATCCTGGGCGCGAAGTGGGGCTGCATCGCCACGCTCTACCAGGGCACCGAGCTCCGGCTGTTCCTGTTTGCTCCGCATGAGCAGACGCTGGGCGCGATCCGCTCTGCCTGCGAAGACTTCCAGCGCCGGCTGTTGCACTGGAAGGAGACCGGTGCGGTCGACTTCTACCCGCCGCAATCGAGCAAAGACGCTGACCGCATGTACCCGCAGTCAGAGCCCGAGTCGATCGTCTACCTGGATGACAGCGCCCAGGAGCTCGCGATGAAGATCCTGGCCGCCAAGGTGCGCATCGACCAGGCCGAGGCCGACCGCGCCGAGGCAGAGAAGAAACTCAAGATACTGATCGGCGACGCCAACAAGGCGGTGGCCGGCAACTATCTGGTGTCATGGCCGATGCGTCAATACAAGGCCGTGCCGGCCAAGACCGTGCCGGCGAAGGAGGCCTACAGCATCCGGCAGTCAACGCTCTCGATCAAGGAGATCCGGCCATGAGCTCCCGCGATCTGACTAGCCTGGAAGACGCGCACGCCCGCGCCGTGCGGGCAGTCATCAATGCCATGCACCTGGCATCAGAAGATGAGGCAATGGAGCTCGTCGACTCGATCACCATGGTCGTACTGGAAACCATCAAGGCACACCTGCCGGAAGGCGAAGCATCATGCAACTGACCACCCATCGCGGGTTCGCACCCGCCACCCTCACCGAGGCCATGCAGTTTAGCGAGCACCTGGCAGCCAGCACGATGGTGCCCAAGCAGTACCAGGGAAAACCCGCAGACATCCTGGTCTGCGTGCAGTGGGGCTATGAGATCGGACTCGCCCCTATGCAGGCGCTGCAGAACATCGCCGTGATCAACGGCAAGCCCAGCGTCTACGGTGACGCGGCGCTCGCCCTAGTGCAGGCCTCGCCGCTCTGCGAGGGCATCGATGAGCACATTGAGAATGAAGGCACCCCAAACCCGGTGGCCGTCTGCATCGCCCGCCGCAAGGGACGCATGCCGGTGGTCGCCAGGTTCAGCGTGGAAGACGCCAAGCGTGCCGGTCTATGGGGCAAGCAAGGCCCGTGGCAGGCCTACCCCAAGCGCATGCTGCAGATGCGTGCTCGAGGGTTCGCGCTGCGCGACGCCTTCCCGGACGTACTGAAGGGATTGATCACCGCGGAGGAGGCACAGGACTACCCGAGCGAGGATCGGCAGCCGGCCAAAGACATCACGCCGCGCAACCCGCTCGATGCCATTAGCGCGCCTTCGCGAGCCTTACCGAGCGTTAGCGAGCCGGAGCGAGCGTTATCGAGCGTTACCGAGCCGCCTCGCGTCGAGCAGACCAGCGACCCGATCGTCATCGAGCAAGTGTTCGCCGCCGACCAGGCCGCCGATGATGCAGCTGCCGATCAGGCCGAGGCCGACGCCGAGCGCGAGGCCATGATCGCTGAGTCAGGCGAGCCGCCAGCCGAGGCTGCGCCTGGTGGCTTCCCGATCTGGGTGCCCGGCAAGGAGACCCCGCTCGCGGTCTACAAGACGCTAATCGAGTGGGCCGAGGCTTACGATGCGCTCGGCGATAAGACCGCCAGGGCAGGCCGGGCAGGGGCTCGCACCCGGATGACCAAACTGCGCGAGCTCCGCGAGTGCAACGAAGAGCTCCTGCAGCGTGTCGACCTGGTGCGC